CCTACACGAACTCGCGCACAGTGCAGGACACAGCCACCACCACGTGACCTTTCGACAGACTCTATTGAAGTTAGTGTCGAGGTTCCTTGGTCGTGAGACCGCCACGATCCTGAAGGCGAACTTCAAGGAACAGGGTCTAAGAGTGACCCCGTCGAAACCCAAGGAGCCAGTTGCTTGGTTGGAGTCTTCACGACGCGCAGAGCGTATGTTGTATGATTTATAGAACGGTATTATTTACTAAAAAAACTTTCAAAAAAGTGTTGACCATTTTCTCCATTGTAGTATAATGGGTACATAAAGTTGAGTTGAGAGAGAAATAGTTATGATGAATTTGATTGAGAAGTACGAAGCGCGTGGTCTTGAGTTAGAGATCGATGAGTCGAAGATCACTGCGGTTTGTAAGCGTCCTACTAAACGCGCCCGTCTGGGTTACAAGACTGAGTTCGCTTACCGTTACGGTACTGTCGCCCGTATGATTGAACACGTTGAGCAGTTCCTTGTTGATCTTGATCGTGCTGATCAGTGGAAGCAGGAACGCAAGATCGCTCGTGCTGCCGCAAAGGCTGCCGCTCTTGAGTCTGTCAAAGAGGGTGACATCTATGTCGCGTCTTGGGGTTGGGAACAGACTAACATCGATGCCTACCAAGTCATCGCCAAGAAGGGTGCGACTGTCACTCTGCGTGAGATCGCTGTCGCTTCTGTTGAGGGTTCTGAGAGTTTCATGAGTGATCGTGTCATTCCCGTCAAGAACGAGTTCATCGGTGATGAGTTCAAGAAGCGAATCACTGGCAAGTACATCAACATCGACGATGTACGTCACGCTGGTCCTGCCGAAGAAGGCAAGTCGTTCTACAGGAGCTGGTACGCATGATGAGTTTTAGAAGTTGGTGCAATGAGATGTGGTTTGCCCATTGTGATGAAGTTGAGATCTATACGGGAAAGCGACCGGACTACAAGGCAAAAGATTATTTTGCCAAGTACAAGTGGTTTTTAAAACGTGAATATTTGTACAAAAAAGTTTCAGAAAAATCTTGACATTATTCTCCATTATAGTATAATGTCAGTCTAAATTGATGAGAGAGAGTTTATTATGTTTTATGCAAAACCGAAGTTGAATAACAGCCATGACGCACAGACGTTTGACACTGTAACAGAAGCAGTCAAGTATCTAAATGAGTACAACGAGATGGGTTCTGAGTATGAAGGTAACAACTCAGTTGCTAAGTTGAAGGCAGAAGATTGGTGGTTGCTTGGTAAGTTGGTCGGTCCAGAAGGGACTGAGTTCCGTGACAATAAGTTAGTTGAGGTGAAGTGATGACAGCATGGTATGCGCGTGGTGAGACGGGTGAGTATCTTCGTGATCTTTTTGATTCGGTGATCGATGATATGATCTCCCCTGAGATGGCAGTTTCCAGTATGGAAGCTATTGGTATGAGTGAAGTCGAGATTCGAGAAGCAATCCAAGATGAGATTGATCTACTCGAAGCGTTCGATGAAGTCATGCCCGAAGTAACGATTCATTAAGGACTGGGTATGACTGCTGAGAATGTTATTGTAGAGAACGCCCCTAGTTTTGAGATTTCTGATTATATCTTCCGTTGCGCGGAATCTATCGGAATCACTCGACTGGGGGGTTATGTAAAGGTTGTATTTGAAGAAGAGATGATCGGCAATTTTTCTGGTGAGACAGATGGTGATGAAGATCGAGTGGACATTCGGTTTTCAACTCATGACCAAGATGACCAATCACTCAAGATTAATATTGCACACGAGTTTGTTCATGCTGTGCAAATTTTATCGGGTCGACTCATTCATGTAGGTCTTACGCTTGACGAAAACGGCATGTTGTCGTATAATCATATATTCGATGGCGTTGAGTATAAAAACCTTGCCTATGAAGATCACCCTTGGGAACATGAGGCGTATCATTATGAAGAGGAAATCTACGCGTCGGTCGAATCCGGTGGCGAAGCACTCACCGAAGTTCAATCGGCCATCCACCCACATTGATCGTAAGAAAGAGGTCAAGAAACGAGGGTATCCCGAAGATACCCTCTATCCTAACAACGAACACTCTTGACAAAAGGGTTTATTTGGAGTATAATTATGTCAGTCAGTAAAGAAGAGCGTTATGCAATGATTCGTCGTGCAGCGATGAAAATTCAGAAGCGTAACAAGATTAGAGTATCAAGCGCTAAACTGACAAAAGAAGTCGTGCGTCTAGATGAGCAAGACTATAAAGCCGACGTGCGTTGGCAAGATGATGACCGTTTCGTCAAAGACGGTTATTCAGATGTTTACAATTCAACCATGAAAGAGGAATGGAACTAATGGCACTTTCAGCCCCCGAAAATCTGATCGATCTCGGTCAGTACTCACGTAATGACGTGGAGTTAATCACCCGAGAGTATATGCGCTGCGCATACTTAGACACTCTCGACACCTTCGTAAAGGAACACGCTTCTAAATCAGAAGAAGATGAAACGCGTCAAGCTGTCTTGGCAACTCTCGAAGCATTCGAACACACGATTGCAGTACTCGACCAGAGTGAAGAGTTCCTTGAGTATGTCCACCAAGACGCTGGTGAAGAAGAGTCTGCAGAGGATGAAGAGTTTGATCGGTTCTAAGGGGTTTGATATGACATTTTTTGATTATGATAAAATTATCGATCAATTGCGCTCTAGTGTTCTCCAAGTAACTTTTAAGAAAGTTGATGGGGAAGAGCGTGTCATGCCTTGCACCCTTCAGACGAACTACATGCCTGAAATTTCGGAAACGAAAGTGACTCAGGTCGAGCAGTTCTCTGTCAATAAATCTGTAATTCGTGCATTTGCTATCGATAAGCAAGCATGGCGTTCGTTCCGCGTTGAGAACGTCACCAACATCGAGGTTTTGAATGAATGACAAAATTGATGATCAGTTCTTAACAAAAAAGTCCTTTTCATCTATGGTTGAGACTTTCGTGTATCAGAACAGACTGTCCTACTTGGATAGTGTTCTACACTTGTGCGAAAAGAACAATCTAGAACTAGAGGATGTGAGAAAGTATCTCAGTACAACGATACTCGAACACATTGAATCTGAGGCAAGGCAGTTAAACTTTCTGCCAAAACAGAACACTCTAGATGTATAAATACATATGCCCTAGAGGCGATTCATACTTAAGTTAATATTTTAGTTTATATAAGGTACATATTATGTCTTTTGCAAATCTAAAGTCCAGATCTATGGACATCTCCAAACTTGTCACTGCCGCGACCGAAGCGTCAGGTCAAGTATCTAATACCAACAAATACCAAGACGATCGCAAGTGGAAGCCAACTGTTGATGAACAGGGCAATGGTTACGCTGTGGTTCGTTTTCTTCCTGCTACTGAAGGTCAAGATCTTCCGTGGGTACGCTACTGGGATCACGCGTTCAAGGGTCCAACCGGACAGTGGTACATCGAGCGATCGCTCACTACCCTTGGTCAGAACGATCCAGTCGGTGAGTTGAACTCCCGTCTGTGGAACTCAGGCATCGAAGAAGACAAAGAGACCGCACGTCGCCAGAAGCGCCGTCTACACTATGTCACTAACATCCAAGTGATTAATGATCCTGCGAACCCTGCGAACAACGGTAAAGTGTTCATCTATGAGTTCGGTAAGAAAATCTTTGATAAGATCATGGATATGATGCAACCAGAATTCCCTGGAGAGACTCCGGTCAACCCATTTGACTTCTGGACTGGCGCAGACTTCGAACTGAAGATTCGTAATGTCGCTGGGTATCGTAACTACGATAAGTCGGACTTCAAATCTCCTGCACCTCTTGCAGACGCCGACGAAACGCGATTGGAAGCGATCTATAACTCGCTATACGATCTGAATGAGTTTGTAATTCCTAACTACCCGAACGCGCATGACGCGAACTGGTTCAAGTCTTATGACGAACTGAAGAACAAACTTGAAACTGTACTCGGTGTCGCTACTGGTAACGGCGCAACATTACGCAACGAGGCAGTAGCACAGTCTGCTGAATCTGCCCCTGCGCGTGAAGCGTCTGAACCAACTATCGTCTCTGCTCCTGCACCAGCACCTGTTGCTGCCGCGTCTGCAGAAGAAGATGACACTCTT